ACGGTTGCGGTCCAGCGTTCATCGAGAAGACCCTTGATATATGCAATGTTGTCGGCTTCGTTGGAACCGGAAACAATCGCATTGAACCAGGTGCCTTCAATGATCTTGCCGACATAATCGGAATCGTCGTCATAGTCGGCATCGGAAGCACCGGAAGCCATGTCGACAATCGCCAGAGAAAGGCCAACCGGCAATTCTTCGCCCTGGTAATGATTGTAACGAACGTCAATGCTGTTGCCGAGAGAACCGGCGTTCTTTGCCGTCAAGGTGACGACAGCGCTCGCGACAGTAGCCGTTACCGGAAGGTTATGCTTTGCATTCACCGCAGCGGCAATCTTGGTTGCGACATCTGCAGACGCGTCACCAGGAGCAACAGTGACGGGCACAGACTGGCCGCCAATCATCAAGCGCACCACGCCAGCGGAAGCAAGCCCGCTAGTTCCGGAAACGGTTGCCGTGATCGTACCTTCTGCAGCCACGCCGTCGCCGTTGTCGGCTACCGGAAGGGCCCAAAGGTCAATCGTCTTGCTGTTCTTGCGGAACGCACGAATCATCAAGGCAAGCTGGCTACCTTCGCCAAAATAGGCGTTAGCCTGTTCGTCGCTCGTAATCTGAACCAGCGTTCCATTGTAAGAGCTCTTGGAAGAAAGAGGCTGACCGATGATCAGGTTTTTCCAAGGCATAGCGCCACCCTTCACCGCGTTCGAATTGTCGAATTCGGTCGCAAAGATAGGCACAAGGTTATCGGCGGGAATCTGTTCAAAAGTCATTTCCCCATCTCCTTAAGTTAAGATCTCACATTCGTCACAAAATCTTGGCGATTACCTGTTCCAGAGCCCATCCTTAACGAATTTTTAGCTTTCAAGAATTCGTCAGCCGGGGAACTGTAGTTAATCACAAGACTGATTTCGAATCCGAAGACGATTCTGCAAAAACCGCGTGCAGCCTCGTTTTCAGAAAGGTCATTCGACATAGATTTCAAAAAGAACCGCGTTACATCGCCCTTAGGGCCAGCTTTCACATTCAGGTCAAGGCATTCAATAATGCTCTTGCCGACAGTGTCGATAAAGTCACTGATTTCCGACGTGGTTTCAGCTTCGCCGAAATTGTCTTGCTCGGTCAAGTAAGAACGGCTGTAAACATCGACATTGAGGTCACCCGTGGCGATATAAAAACGGGGCGAAGATCTATTGTCCTTGAAATCGACATTCGGGATATTGACCAGGCAAAGGGTTTCTTCATCGGGCCAAATCTTCGAAACACGGTTCGCATAGACATTCGTGCCAAGCCCGGAAATATTGAGGTCCTTGATCATAGAAACAACTTTATTCTTAAGGCCCCATATACACGACAAATCTCTTACAGCCGGAGTCGACGGCGTAGAAGGTGTCGAAGGTGTAGACGGAGTTTCAGAAAGTTGTTCGTCAGGCATTCTTTATTTCCTTGTGCTTGCAGCGATAGACGACAACGCCATCCTTTTCAAAAACAAAATCAAGAGCAATAAGCGAAATAGCAGAATGGAAACCGGTCGAGCCAAGAACAAAGCAATCATTTTTCGTCGGTTTGCCGTCAGGCAAATCAGCCTGACGTACAAACAAACGCGGATAGTGTTCAATGGCCGACACGTCGGTTCCAGAACTTTCAGCGACCGGAGTGTCGAACAGACCCTGCAGCGTGACTTCTGCGTTGCCGCGCTTCAAGGTGACCGTTTCGCCAAATTCTTCGACATTGAAGAAATTTGCGTTCAGGTCGTCTGCAAGATCATCCCGGAAGGCCATCGGCACCCTACATCACGTCGGCGACAACGAGTGCGCTCGGCTGGGACACGAGTGCGAGCGGAGCGGAAGCAGCCTTGAGCCAAATGCCGGACGGATCCTTGGTTTCCCAAGTCTTCGAGAAGATTTCGCCCACAAAGCCACCGGCTTCGATGTCTTCGATAAGACCGAAATGAACGTTTGCGGCCATTTCATTCGAAAGAACGATAACCTTGTCATCCGGAATCATCGCGGTCTTGGAACCGGCGCTGTTTTCGTAAGTTTCGGTGCAGCACCACAGACGCACGCCGTCAGAGGTGTAGCCGAGGAACTGGCCACCGGCTTCTTTCTTCTGAGGGTCAATCAAGGCAAACTTTGCAGTGTTCGTGGAGAGCTGCTTCAGGACCTTGTCATTGCTACGCAATGCGTTCTTTGCGCCAGCGCCAAGAATCACGTCGGTTGCGGGCAGCGCGGAATCGGTTTCCACAATGTTGCACCAATCGTCGATGTCTTCGAGAATGGTTGCACCGGACTGGTTCCAGGCCGCGGAAGACGTGCGGGCCACCTTGTGGTCGTCAGCAAGGCCGATGCTGAAGGTTTCGATTACGTTGCCGTTGGCATCGTAGTTGTTCACCTCGTCATTGTACAAGGCTTCAGCGCACATCTTTTCGATGGTCTGATAAATGCGATTGGTCATGTCGGTCAATTCCTGGCCGAGCTTGAACGCAATGCGGTCTTCGACGGTCTTCACGCCGTCGCCATAGCTGAACTGCTGACCGGCAGCACGCTTCTTAAGGTCAAAAGCCTTGGTCAAGTTCTTAATCGAAATCTGATTCGGACGGCGAGGAAGGTTCTGGTTAATAAGGCCAGAAAGGGTGGTGGCATTAGTCAAATCGTAAGCCATTGTTTACCTCGTTTTTGTTAAATAACTTTACGGATGAAGATGCCGCGGGCGCGCAAGGCATCCTGGTGAGTGTACTGGGTATCAGTGCCGCCAGCATTGAGAGTGACATTCAGTTCACCCTGGAAGCAAGCGTGAATGATTGCAGTTGCGTCTGCACCGGTCGTGACGGCTTCGAGAGCGACGCAAACCGGAACCTGTTCAATTGCAGTTACGGACTGCGAATTGCACTTCACAAAAGATTCGCCTTCGCCACTAATGCCAGTAGACGCAAGCACGGTGCCAGCGGTAATCGTCTGGCTCGCAGCAATCTTGACTTCGAGCACCTTGAAACGCGGCAATTCGCCGGCGCAATATTCCTTGAAAGAGGAATTAACGGAATCTTGCATTTTATGCCCCCTTCTTTACGCGGGATGCGGCACCGGCAGCGAATGCAGCTTCAAGACCGGCATTGATTGCCTTGTCTTCGGCACCAGGTTCACTTTCGCCACCGACAATCTTCTTGCTTTCGGCATTTGCCTTTTCAAGCAGATCGATAGCCTTCTTAATTTCTTCGTTTGCCGTGACGGTTGCGGGTGCGCCAGCCTTCAGGGCTGCCACTTCCTTGCGGGATTCTTCCAGAGCGGCACGGACCTTGTCAAAAGCGAAATCCTTCGCTTCGGCAACGGACTTGCCATCGTCAATGAAAGACTGAGCGTCGGCTTCGAGTCCAAGGCCAGCAAAAACGGCGTTGATACCCTTGATGCGTGCGCGTTCAGCCTCCACGGCCTCTTTCTTCTGCGCTTCCACATCGAGAGCTTCGGCGCTTTTGTTAGCGTTAGGCATAGAGCCTCCATTTGATTGAGTGATTTTCATATCGGCAATGACTTCGTCAAGAGACTTCACAGCATCAGCAAGACCAGCGTCAACCGCCTTCTTACCGACAAAGCAAGCACCCTGGCCAAAGTCAGACACAACAGTTGCGTAATCCACGCCGCGATGAGCCGCGACAGTGGAAATGAACACAGAAGCAATATCGTCAAGTTCTTTTTCAATCAACGAGCGGCCTTCGGCGCTGTCAGGGCTCGGAGCCTTGTTCGGAGAAAGTGTCGAACGGATAACATCAATCTTTTCATCCTTGCTCTTTCTGAACACGCAAAGCGTGCCGATGCTACCAAGAGACGCGTTGTCGCTGGTATAAACACGTTCGCACGCGGACCCAATCCAATAAGCGGCACTGCACATGTCACCGGCAGTGTGCGACACAATGCCGAGCGGCTTGGATCCACGAGCGCCAAAAATCTTAGAAGCCAAATCGCTCACACCATTCACCACACCGCCCGGAGAATCGATTTCAAAAACGATTCCCTGCACGGCAATGTCGGCAAGAGCTTCGTCAAAAGCATCTCCGATGGCCTGGTAAGTATCTTCGCCAAACCACACAGCTTCAAAAGAATTCCTATGGGCAAGAGCACCGTCAACATGAATGACGGCAATGCCGTCGTCGCGGCGTTCCATGACCTGTTTCAAAGCCAGATCACCGGAATCTGTGCGATATTCTTCCCAATCCAAAAAGGTCGTCGCAAGGTTTTCAATGACATCCTTGCGGACGGCAAATCGGCTCGTTTTCAGGAATTTATTAAGACTTCTTTTCATTTCAAACCTATGGAAAAATTAAAAGAGAACCAAGCGCAAACCCGTTTTTAAGTCTCATCTTCATTTTTCGGATTTTGGTCGCCATCCGTAGTTTCTTGAACAGATTTGTTCTCGCTCTTGGCTACATGACCAGGTTCGTCAAGTCCATTCTTCACACGAATTGCACGTTCCTTGGCGAGTTGCGCGGCAACCACGGAATATTCGTTCCCGCAAATCTTACGGCAAGCCGTGTCGCGGTCGATCAATTGGTTGTCAAGCTGGGCAATAATGGCCTGAGTTTCTTTCATCGGGTCAAGCATGAATCCCGCGTCAGAATCCCAGCGACAAGAATTCCACAGCAAATGCTTAATCGGGTCATCAAAATATCCGGGCGCGTTGATAATTCCGCGCACAACGCAAGATGTGAGCCACTTTTCATAAATCGGCTGACAGAAGCTCGCGACAAAATTGTATTTCATCTTTTCGTAAGACTTACGACCTTCCTGGAGCGCGGCACGTACAGCGTTATAGCTCGAATTAAAGTAGCGCATCACCTGTTCAGAAGACAAGCCAACGGCAGCAGCGGCACCACGCTGAATGTAATCGACGAACGGCGAATATTGAGCATTCGGGCGCGAAGCGTTCGCAAACTTGATGTCTTGCACGCCATTCAAGCGCACAATTCCACCCGGCGCAAGTTCAACCGTGTCACGCTCGCCCGCCGCCACCTGTTCTTCAGGCGCAACGTTGCCAATCAGCGGTTCAGAATTTTCATCCTTATTCTGAATAAGCACCGTAAACATGGAAGCCACGACGGCGGCCATCAATTCCGAATCCTGGTAACGTTCGAGCTGCTTCAACTGCAGAATCATCTTCGCCATCATCGGCACGCCGCGACGCTGGTCGCTACGGTCACAGACGAAAGAATGAATCACGTTTCTGCCGCCAAGCGGGTCCAACGCGGCAATTCGAACGGTTTCGTAAATCGAATTATAGTCGTTCACGCCAAACGGCGGACGCACCGTAAAATGGTATGCGCTCGGCTTGCCCTGGCGTTCCGTTTCGATTCCCATGCAGAATCGTTCGCTTTCAACTCGGCCAAAAGGCGTTCTGCAGCGGTCGCTTTCGAGTGTCTTGACGGCCACGCCGTAAGGATTCGACGAATCAAACTGAGGCAGCGCAAAGACTTCGCCGCACACAGACTGAATCTTGACGGCCAAATCTTGCATTTGGTAAAAATCGTTTTTACCTTCGACATCCATCGACGCATTGTCGGCCCAAAGGTCGAAATGCTTCTGGACAACCCTTGACCAATTTTCAACTTTTTCCTGATCAAGTCCAAGCAATTCAAAGTCAGGAATCGGACGCGCATGAATGCCATTTCCGACGACATTCACGTCAATGCTATTCACCAGCGCGGCAGAAAAAGTGTTATTCTGAAAAAGATTGCGGGAACGCAGCACCAGCTTTTCGCGATCTGCGAACAAGTCATTGTCGGCAGAGCCTTCAGATACAAGAAACGCCCGCAAAGCTTCAGCGGCAAGCGATGCACCTTTCCAAGCAAGTCCACTATAACCAGCGCTCATTCAAAAATCCCTAGTGCGGAACGACCCGCATCATACGAATGCCACCACGGCCCGTCGCTTCGTCGAGCTCGGCCTGTTTCAGCCTTCCCGCCCAAAGGGTGATGCCGTCACTAATTTCTTTCAAATCGGCACGAGTCAACTTGCGCCCGCCGATTTCGTAGCTTTGGCCATTCAACACCTTTTCTTCGGCGTCCATGTACTTTTGGAGCCGTTCTCGGCAGACTGTAGATGAAAATAAAGCCATGCCCCAAAATTACTCATAGCATAGCAAACGGCCTTTTTCGTGGTCTCATCTATTTTTTCGGGTGATCAAGGCACCATTTCAAGGCTTTGCCAAGCTCTTCGTCAAGGTGCCGGTCAAAAGTTTTCTGAATAACACCGTAAAAATCCCAGTTTTTCTTGACCTTTAATTCAGGCTGCAGAACGTAGAAGAAATCGATTTGGCTTCTGTCAGCCTTGTTTCTTTTCGCAATGACGTCTTTGCCCTTGCGCGTCGCGTGCGGCATAATGAACGCATGCGGATTCGCCACGTGGCCCTTTTTCTTTTTCGGATTCTTAATGCTATAAGCCAGCATCTTTGTGGCGCGGGCACCCGTAATTCGCCCTGAAGCATTCAGCTTCACGGCACCCTTGCTGGTAGGAATCGCGAGCATCCGGTGATTTCGGCCTTTTGCCTGATCGCCCGGAATCTTGATTCCGCCTTTTGCCTGGATAGCAAACCAGTCATGCGGAAAAACAATGTCAACCGACATATCCATGCCGTCTTTTTTGCGGTCAGCTTTTCGGACAAGCACGCCTTTTCGGATATTCCGGGAGAAAAAATTCTTATTGTGGATGTCGAAAACACCCTGAAAACGGTTCAAAAGGTTTTCGCGAGCCTTGAATGCAGTATTGTTCAAAGCCTGTTGCGACGCATAGAGCGAATCTTTCATATCTTGCTTTAACTGCTTTTGCAAAGCAGCCGCAAAATCCTTCGCAGAATGTGTAATCGTCGTACTCATAGCGAGACACCCTTTGAAACTTGTCTCTGCAGGCTCCTGGACGGGCGCACCGCAGCAAGATTCCGTTTGAACCTCACACCCGCTTCGGCCATCTTGTCGACATCCGCACCTGACAACCTCAGCGCACCATAAGCATAATTTCTTGTGTCCAAAGCTTCATTTCTAGGTCTTATTTTCTTCCAAGCCCAAACGCGTGAGCCCCTAACCCACTTCATCACACGCTTTTCGCTGGTGAGCTGGGCAAAGAATTCGTCATCGTACTCTTCAAGAGTCGGAAAATGGCAATATCCGTTCGCGTTCCGGTCTTCCTGGCAAAGATTGTTGAAAAGCTGGTCCTTTGCCACGTCAACGCCAACCGTCACGACGGTTGCGTTCTGCAACCTCGATTTGTCGGTTCGCTTCGGCCTCGTCACAATCGGGCGACCAACGCCAGCCTTACCGATGCACGCGAAAATATTTCGGTTTTCACGCGGGCCCGTGAACCTGTAAACATCTTCGGTATGGTGACCGCCGGAGTCTATCAAGGTGGCCGCAATGTAAAGCCGTTCACCGTTTATATTTTCGTAACCGGCAGAAAGGTATTTGTCCAAAAGTTCCCAAACGGCATTTTGCGACGGATCACCCACCAAGATTTTTCGGTGGATGCTGTAGCTTTTGAGCCCGGCACCCCAGCCGACAATTTCAAGTTCCAAACGGTCATCCTGAGTGTCAACGCCGCACGTCAAAATCACAGCCTCTTCCGGGACTTCGGCACCGTAATCTTCGCGACGAGCCATCAAACCATATTGGTCGAGCTGCTGGCCCGAATCGACGGACCACGCTTTACCAAGCACGTTATTCGTGAAAGCCTTGAGCTTGTTTATATCGCCTTGCGCTTCCAGGAATTCCGTTACCGCGTCAGCCCAGGAGAACCAACCCAACGGAGAATAAAGCGCCGACAAATGGAATGACGGATAAGCACCTTTTTCGTTTTCCGGAATCCACACGCCGGCAGCCATCAATTCAGTTTTGTAGTGCTCGCCGTAAGTTTCACCGCAATGCGGGCACCGCATTCGCGCCGTCTTGACAATCGAATTACCATCTTCATCGTGGTCCCACACCATGTTCGCCCACTGCCACTTGTGCAGTTGACCGCAATGCGGGCACGGTACGTTAAAATAACGGCGGTCGCCAGCTTCAAACTTTTCGGTGATGCGGCATTCACCTTCGACGCCCGGAGTCGAATTCCAGAATCTTTTCTTTCGCGGAAAATTCGCAGTACGCTTTTTCACGAGGTCGCACGCGTCACCCTGACCGCCACAATCCTT